CAAACGCTACTCTAGTGCTGTGAGAAACACTCCTTTTAACTTTGTTCTTGGGAGCAAGTTCCAAATATCTGTGGTAAATACCACCTATATTAGAACTGATTCGCCACTCCCGAACTGCATCCAATTTCAAAATACCCTCACAGAAACCTTGAATCATAGGAACCCCAGAATTTAGTGCTAGCTCGCATTTTGCAATGGCCTTCGCCAGGCCTCTCCAGCCAGTAGTGCGGTAGTGCCGGTTCGACACCAGAGTCTGGATAATACGCAATGGGTTACGTACCCACATGTATTTGCCATCAACCTCTAGCAATCTACTCCTACACCATTCCACATCCACCAGGTCCTCTGCCTTGGCTTCAAGCGTGCATTCCATCCCAAAAGCTCCAAAATCATCAAGGAAACTGGCGTCAAGAGACCCTCGTTCACACACGATTATGGTGTCATCTCCATTAGCGAAGATTTCAAAACGGCCTGTACACCGCCGTTTACCCACAACATAGCACATAAATGCCATTAAAATCGTGTTGCCAAGTCCGGTGTTAGGATCACCAGAAGCTCGACCGCCTGGAACCTTAGCTTTGACACTGCGAAACCGTATTCGGTTAACTCTCATACCGTTCAGCAAATATCGCAATTTGTTGTCGCGCCTAAAGAATCTGCGATAAAAGGCAAACTCATTGGCCAACAAACACTGGTTAACATGTCCGTCAAACCTTTTCATATCCAAAGACCAAGCTACTGGTTTAGAAAAGGACTCCCAGATCTCATGGAACCGCTGTCCGAGATCATACGTGTCCATACCTTTGGCATAAAATGGAAAACGACATCCAGGCAAAACAAAGGTCTTACACCATCTTTCGATGGGCTTGACATATTGTGACAACAACGCACGAAAAGTTAATGAGCGGGGACAAATTGGACGGGCTACATTACCACCGTCATATTTCTGTCCTCTAAATCTCTTCCAGTAATCGAACCATTCGTCCTGTTTCGGGAAACCCCTAATCCGGAACATATGTTTTCTTACAGGTCGAGAAAAGGCTTCAATATAGGCCTGTCGTAATCCACCAGTGAACGACGAAACGACATCGTTCTCAGACATGGGGCACAACTGAGGCACCTTACACTCATAAACCAGGGATCTCAACTGACGAACCTACCACGAACGTCTGTCTAACATCTCCTCAGATCGTTGCAACTGTGTCACATATCTATGGTATAAACACCGTACCATAGACGACTCACATCTTGAGTATGCAAAAGCGCCAGGATAGGGCAAAACCCCCGCTCCCAAGACCATTGTCATTCCCAACCCCTTCGGACCGACAACGTCACATGAACACTTACCTCCAGACAGCTCGAAGCGGCCCAAAACACAAGGAACGGGCGCTTCTGATCGAGGACAGTAAGCAGGAATGTACATGCGGCGACATCAGTCCTGGGGCAATGCGAGTTCCCCTTGGGTCCCATACCAAATCTGGCGGACCCAATATTTAATAAAACCATAGGGCTGAATGTACCAGACGGGATACATAAGTATCGCATGTTTATTCTGGAGATCCAAATCCGCAACAGCAGCCATGGGACCACGATCGTACTTGTATTCCTGGTAGAACCCGGCATCAAGTTCATCCGGAACCATCATACGATGTTTCAAAAATGTGAAAAACCCGTACCTGTGTGGAGCCCATTCCAGATTCAATACATCCGGTTGCTCCCCCACATAACGGTTCTCAACATCATCCATATATGAATTCCCATCGAAGTGACACTTAAAAAGCGTCTCATTCAATTCCGGTCTTCTTCCAGGATGATCGGCGGTCCACTTGGCAACAAGCTCGTCCAGGTGAGACTCCAACTCACCGACAAGCCAATCCAGAGTCTTGGGGGTAGTTCTTCTGGACTTAATCCGGAGGCGTGCATAGGCATACCAATACGGGTAAATACTGGTATTTCTATATGCGGCTGCCCTTCGGCGACACCGTGCTGCTCTTCCGGCCCGACGGCCTCTATACTTCCGCATCTGAACATGGACATCAACACTCGCGAAAAGAATACTCGTAACAAAGCTGGCAATGAGGAATATTATAA